TTTGTAACGGACAATCCGCTAACAGACGACACTACTCCTGAGAATCCAATTAGACGTTTTATTATTGGTCCTCAAATCTTTCAAATTATTAAGCAGGCTCTTATGGATCCTGACATGGAAGAACTACCAACAGATTATACTGCTGGTGTAGACTTCCGTCTTAACAAAACATCAAAAGGTGGTTATGCAGACTATGGCACAAGCACATGGGCACGTAGAGAGCGTCCATTAGGCGATGCTGAAATGGCAGCAGTAAACACACACGGCTTGTTTAACATGAGCGACTTTTTGCCTAAGAAACCAGGCGAAGTAGAAGTTAAGGTAATGTCAGAGATGTTTGAAGCATCTGTAGATGGCGAAGCATATGATGCAGAACGTTGGAGTCAATACTTCCGTCCTGCAGGTATGCAAGCACGTACAGGTGATCCAATGAAAGCAGCATCACCACAAGCAACTGCTACAAGTCAAAGTGCACCGACACCTGCTCCAGCAGCAGATCCACGCAACGATGACATTCCTTTTAAGTCAACTGAAGAAGCAGCAGCAGAAGCGGCACCAGCAGCAGCTGAACCTGCAGGCGGAGCACAAGACATTCTTGCAATGATCCGCTCACGTCAAGGTTAATACGACTATATGGCCCCTACGGGGGCCAACTATCTAGCTTAATAAGGAGTAACTATGGCTAAATCATTTGATGTTAGTAAGTTCCGTAAGGACTTAACAAAAAGCATATCAGGCATGAGTACAGGCTTCAATGATCCAACTGATTGGATTAGCACAGGCTCATATGCACTGAACTATCTTATTAGCGGCGACTTTCACAAGGGTGTTCCGCTCGGTAAGGTAACTGTATTTGCAGGCGAATCAGGCGCTGGCAAGTCATATTTTTGTGCAGGTAATATTGTAAAACATGCACAAGATCAAGGTATCTTTGTAGTACTAATTGACTCAGAGAACGCACTTGACGAATCGTGGCTACACGCACTAGACGTAGACACATCAGAAGAAAAACTACTTAAACTAAACATGAGCATGATTGATGACGTTGCTAAAACTATTAGTACGTTTATGTCAGACTACAAATCTATGGCAGAAGAAGATCGCCCAAAGGTACTATTTGTAGTTGACTCATTAGGTATGTTACTAACACCTACTGATATTGATCAGTTTAACAAAGGTGATATGAAAGGTGATATGGGTCGTAAGCCTAAGCAATTGACCGCACTTGTTCGTAACACAGTTAACATGATTGGTAGTTGTAACGTAGGCTTAGTATGTACTAACCACACTTATGCATCACAGGATATGTTTGATCCAGATGACAAAATTAGTGGCGGTCAAGGCTTTATCTATGCATCAAGTATTGTTGTTGCAATGAAAAAGATGAAACTAAAAGAAGACGAGGCTGGTAATAAGATTTCAGAAGTACGTGGTATACGTGCAGGCTGTAAAGTTATGAAGACTCGTTATGCAAAACCGTTCGAAGGTGTGCAAGTAAAGATTCCATACGAAACAGGTATGAATCCTTATAGCGGACTAGTAGAATTGTTTGAAAAGAAAGGCTTGCTAGAAAAGCAAGGCAATCGTCTAAAGTATATCGACGTAAATGGTGAAGAACACCTTGATTATCGTAAGCAGTGGATCGGCGACAAGCTTGATATGATCATGAACCAATACGAAGAAAAACTTGCTCCTGTGCTAAATAGTGACACAGTAGATGCCGACCTTATTGATGAAAATGAGGAGAGCTTCGAATAAAATGAGGAGCAATTCTAAAATGAATGAAGAACAAATAGCCGATATTTGGTCTTTGTTTAAAGAATATTTAGACAAAAAACAAATCGAACTAGTTGCCGAGAAGTATGTAGATCTTCTTGCTGACTACGGAATAGACGACATTACCTTAAAAGATTGTATTGGTGTAGACGCAAGTCTTGACAATGCAATTAGTTATTTCTTACAAATCGACGAAGAAGACTTAGTCGACGAAGATAATGAATGGGAAGACTAAATGGGATGGTATAGTAATATCAGCAGGGACATTAACCAGATCCCTGCTGCTATACAATATTTCGAAACAGAACTTGTAGATGCAAAATTAGAAGTAAAACTAAAAGGCAATGTAGAACGTGCAGCGTCCGAAATGCCTGGTATAGTTGAGCATCGATTTAATCAGCTACAAGAACTAGAAGCCATATTAAACTATTTAAATATTGAGCTGCGAAGACTACGCAGTTCTTTCTTTAAACAATATCTCGAAAACTATCAACGAGCTCTGTCAAGCCGTGACGTAGAAAAATACGTAGACGGTGAGGCAGACGTTGTTGACTATGAAAAGATCATTAACGAGTTTGCACTAATGCGTAACAAGTGGCTAGGTGTACTCAAAGCTCTTGATCAAAAGCAATGGCAGATTACAAATGTTGTTAAACTTAGAGTAGCAGGAATGGAAGATGCAGCCTTATAAAGTACTTGCTGTTAAAACAAGCAAATATAAAAAAGAAGCAGCTTTATTTGCCGTTCTAAAAAGTAATAATTTTATAGTAGATCATAATTTAGGAAAAAAAGACTTTGACTTTTTTTATTTGCATGGAATAAAAAAGAAGTCACGCATTGATAATAATATTTATGAGACTACAGAAAAACTAAGTAATCGTTATAAAAAGCCAATACTTATAAGAGAGTCACCGTCATTACGGCAAATTTCAGATGGTTCTAATAGTAAACAAATACCTTTTAATTCTAAATGGTTAAAGTTTTCGTGGAACTCTTTTTTTATGGATGAGGGAATATATCCTTATGATGCTAGTTACAATCGATGGGAAGAATTGTCTAGAAAATATAATATAATTGTACACGATTGGAAGCGTCGGGGAGATGCAATCTTAGTAAATTTACAAATTTCTAACGATAGTGCTTTAAATAAATTAATATATAAAAATATATGTTATAAAGAATATCTTATCAATAAACTTGTTGAGATTAAAAAATATTCAGATAGACCGTTAATTATTAGACCTCATCCAAAGGAGAAACAAGACAAAAAGTTCTACGAAATATTACACTCTATGTTTACTAATATTATTATATCAGATCAAGACTTATATACAGATCTTAACAGATCATGGTGTGTAGTGACATATAATAGCACTAGTTGTGTCGAAACTAACCTATACGGAACTCCAACTATAACATTAGATTCTAGCGCAATTGCTAGTGAATTATCTCAACCTATTAAATATATAGAAGCAAATAATTATCCTGACAGATCTGATTGGTTTAAAAAAATAGCGTTTCATCAATGGGCAGGACACGAACTACATGATTCGTACGTTTGGGATCTATTAATGAATTGTTATACTGATGCAAGAAAAAGTTTAGAAAGTAAATTATGATAGGTGTAATTGTAAAAGAATGTAAATCTTCTAAAGTTAAAGGGCTAACTAGATTAATAAACACTACAGGAAAAGACTCAGTAAGTGTTAAGAACTTTAAAATAATCAATTTTGAGAAAACAGATTTTATTGTACAAAATGGTATTAAAAAGAAAAAAAGATCATCTAACCAAATTTACGAACAAGTAGAACAAATCTCTCATAGTAAAAAGATACCTGTGTTAATACGCGAATTGCCTGTTATAAGACAGGTTTCATTAGGCAACACAAAAAAGTCATGTTCGTTTGATGACAGGTGGATTAGATTTTCATGGAATTCGTTTTATATGGATGAAGGAATGCATCCTTATGATGCAAGTTATAATCGATGGGATGATCTACAAAAAAAACATAACTTAACAATTAACGATTGGAAATCTAGGGGAGACTATATTTTATTGTGTCTCCAGCTCGATGGCGATAGTGCATTAAATAAATTAATATATAATGATATTAACTATACACAATACTTAGAAAATATTATTTTAAAAATTAGAACATTATCTGATAGACCTATCTTAGTTAGAGGGCACCCTAGAAGCACCGGACCTGTAAGATATCTTAAGTCAAAATTTAGTAATGATAGTATAAAATTTTCTAATTACAAAAATTTATATGATGATCTAGATAGAGCATATTGTATGGTTACATACAACAGCACTAGCTGTGTAGAATCAACATTACATGGCATACCAACTATTACCCTTGATTCGAGTGCAATTGCATATCCAGTTTCTAATAAACTAAATGACATCGAAAATTTGAAAGAATTTGATAGAACAGAATGGTGTAAACAAATTGCCTTTATGCAATGGCAAGGTAAGGAA